CCAAAAGCGTTGTTGGGAACATCCCACAGACCAACGATCTTCAGGTTCAGTGCAGCAGTTTTTGCGATAGTGGACGAATCGAGTTCCATGCTGGAAACACCAGTGGTGGTGCTACCGCCAGTACCGACAACATCAGCGTTCATGCCGACATCGGTCTGAGCCACGGACTCGTCAACCTGAATAATGAACAACTGGCTGGGATCGTCAATCACGTCGGCAATGATCTTGCCGGAAGTGATGTTGACAGAACCCGGATAGTAGTTCTTCCAGGTCGGCTTGCCCGACGACGGATCAATGTAATTGCAGCCATTGAACACGCCGACAGCAGCGGTGTGGGTTGCAGGTGCGAACTTGACCAGATAGCCGTCATAAACGGTTACGAGGTCGCCTTGGTAAATGGCCCCGGACTGGTTATCAGCAATCTCGTATCCGTACTGTTTTTGGCCACCAGTAGCGGAAAGATTGCCAAGAGGACGCAGACCAAAGGGCTTATCAACGTTTGCCATTTGATGGTTCCTTCACAAAAAGATTTGATTAGCCACCTTTTGAACTGCCGAACGACACACGAGATTTGCGCGTGGGACGCTCAATGACCATGCTCGAATGAGCGTTGGATTTCATCAGTTCATTGTCGGCAGCCTGCATTTGGTCGTTCGCGCGATCTTGGTAATACGCAGTACGCTCCTGCACGGTTTCATTGGGGATACGTGCAAGCAAGAGGCCTCCCACACCGATAACACCGGCATGTCGGCCGTCTTCAACCGTCGGCACATGGTAGTCAGGGTATTCTTCCCCACGAACCAGTTCGTACCCCTCACGGAGACGACCTGCGACGTTCGTGCGGTCTTCTACCCCACCTGCCTCTGCCCGAATCCAACGGTGCTGATACCCCATAGGAGGCGGAGGAGCATCAAGTCGTGATGGCGGAGCCCAAGGTCTACGCCGCGCACTTTTCGAGCGAGATTCGGCCTCGCGAGTCGTGCGATTAAGGCTAGGTACAGTGGCGTCACTCATGCTCTCACTCCTTCACGTACTTGGCGTATTCCTCAAGCGGAACACCCAACTTTTTGGCAATTGCCACTTGACTCGGTGTCAATTTGACAGTGCGGCGCGCATTTGAAATTCCCGATGACCGAGAAGCAGGTGCCACAGCCTGCACGTTTCGCTGTGGCCTGTTTTGGGTTGATGCAGATTCTAGCTGAAACTTCTGTGGAAAAGTCTCTCGGATTCTGCGGTCCAGCTCATGATAATACTCGTCTGAACTGCCGTCAAACCCCTCAACTTGAATAAGTTGCTTGTGGATTCCCCATGCCGCGTGCGTCATGGCAGTATCCCGCCCATACCAGGGGTTACGCTCGGCCCAGTCCTCAACCCGAGGGTCAACCTGACGCGGTTGCTGCACCGGCTGTTGATATTGCTGCTGTGCAGCAGCCTGTTGCGCAGCCAACTGCTGCTGATAAGCCTGCTGCTGCGCAGTCTGCGCCTGAATAGTAGTCTGCTCATTACTAAGCATTGCCAACCGCTGCAGTGCCTCAGTCTCAGTATCCACGTCGCCCTCTTCCCGAGCTTTGCGAATAATCTGCTTGAGCGCCACTGCCTGCGTCTCAATACGTCCCGTGGCCTCCGCTACCCGTTGCTGATCAGTATTTAAGTACTGCTGCTCAAGCTGCTGGGCACGCGTTTGCACATTCCGCGCATATTCTATTGCCGCTTGCTCTCGCCTCTGGGTCTCTCGTAAGCGAGCTGTAAGCTTGTCAATGCGCTTCTTTACGTTCTCGCTGTAATTCTCCACCTCATTGCGGTGGTCCTGAGCACCTTGCGTGCCTGCAGCAGTATCAACCCCTGGTGGCTCAGGCGCGTCAAGCAACTGTGCGTTGCCGTCCTCTCCGATTTGAACCGCAGCAGGCGCTTCGTCTTCTCCAACCTTAAATTCCAAATCAGCTTGTTCACTCATCACGCGCTCCCTTACATGTGCAGAATATCTTCTGGGTCATTCACAACACCTAAGACTTCGTCGTCGTTAATCAAACGAATCTCGCCCCCATCAATGGGAATACGCGCTCCCGCATACCGCCCAAAGATGATCCAGTCACCCTCCTTGCACCACGCCCCGGTTGGGAACTTATCCCCGTCAGCGTAAGCAAGGTCCCCCACTCGTAAGACATAACCACAAACTGTGGAAAGCTGCGTCTTTCGCTGGGTTTCCTCCGACAACACAATGCCCCCCTTGGACTTTTCAGCCCCTCGGTACGGCAATATGGCAATACGCCACCCTGTTGGCCTCGGAATGGTGTCAATAACGGATTGATCGAGCTTCTCAGGATCAAAGCCCTGCTCGGTATAGGCATCTTCCAGCGCAGGCGCTTTAGTAGCCGATTCCTCGGCCCATTTACGCTCCAACGCAGTCATGCCCATTGATGGTGTTGCAACTTCGACTTGCATGGCACTCCTTTCAGGTTAAAAATCCTCGTCGCCCGTAGCGTTTTTTACAAGTGTTCTCACGGACTCTTCGACCAGGCTTAACCCCTCAAGGCGTCCCATCATGAAGCGATAACGCTCCATGTCGGCGATACCTCCACTCAGCACAATGTCTTGGGCTTGTTGACGGTGCTTTCTGATTTCTTTCAGAATTTCTTCTGCAAATTCAAGCATGGTCATTTCCATGAAAAGCAGCCGGTTTATCGCACCGGCTGAGAGCGCTACTACAGACTAGTATATCTTTACGGGGCGGTTCCCATCCTTCTTTTTTACCACCATAACGGGCCCCTGCACACCCTTGGCCTTTTTAATAACATCCCCACCCTTGGCCATCTTGCGTGATTTTCCCGCCTTTTCATAAGCAATTGCGGCTGCCTGCTTGGCCGCCGCTGCCTTACTCTTAGGCCGGCTGGTGCCGATCTTGCCCGTTTCCTTGTACGCCCCGACCATCTCTCCAATATTAGAGCTAATGGTCTTCTGACTAGACCCCTTTTTAAGCGGCATTTTGCCCTCCCCTGGGTAATGTCTGCACTTTGGCAGCCTGTAACGCTAAACGCTGCTGGTCAATCTGGTTGCGCTGCTGCAAACGCTGCTGATCCAGCGCCAAACGTTGCTGATCAATTTGGTTATCCGCCTGATCAGCCGCTGCACGCTGCTGCAGTTCCTGCTGTTTTAGCGCAACAATCGGGTCTTCCCCGCCACCCGTAAACTGGTCCTGCATAGTGCGCACATCCTGCATGTATTGCGCAATACGCATGGCAATCATGCCTTCTTTCTGAATTTGCGAAACCATGCGATCAGGGTCTGTCCCATACGCTTTAAAGAGGTCAGCTTCCACATCTTCTTCTGCCTTTAATCGTACATGATCAAGAATATGGCGCTGCAGCATCATGGCTGACATCGGATTTGCCTGCAAAATGGGGGATAACCCCATCATCAAGTGCGTCGCAATGTGCGCATCATGCTGCTGGCCGGCGAAGGCCTTCAACTGCATGTTATTAAGGACATCCGCGTTCTCCGTAGCAGGGTCACGCGGCATCTGCGTGTTTTGCGGCAGCAAAATCCCGTCAATATCCCGGACATTAAGCGCCGCATACACCCGGTAATAGGCCTCGTACATGTTATGCATGTTCGGAGCCGATTGCGCAAGCTGAAGTTGCATCTGCGCAAGCTGAATACGCTGCGCCGTGCTGAAAATGTTCGGGTCTGCCACCGGCAATACCGAAACCATGTCATCAAAGTCCGAACGCTTGATCTTGCGGCTCGCGCCCGGCACTTCATAAGGGTATTCGTCGGGAAGAAACGTCCCGAATCCCTCAAACAACAGCCTAAACTCAAGCGTCTGAGCATAGTGCATTCGCTTGTGAATGCTGGACATCACCATCGAGCCCCGTTCCAGCAATGCCAGCGTCGTTCCGACCTGCGCATACTGGTTTCCGTCGCCCACCTGCATGTCCGCAGTGCTGGAAAGGCGTTTTCCAGCGTCCACAAGGAAGCCCAGCAGCCCAAACAGCACCTGGCTCGGCTCTTTGTACGGCAAAGGGAGCAAAGAAGCCGAAATTTCCGCCCCACCCACGTCAATATCGCGCCATTCCCCCGGCTGAATCGGCGTGGAATCGTCCGCAATCCTCGCGCCCTTGGCCTTAAAGCCCGCCGGCAGGTTTGCAAGCGTTCCCGCGTCGATCAGTTGGCGCAACGCGCTGCTTGCACCCTTAGATAAGCCTCCAACCAGGTGCACAAAGCCCAATCCGTACGCGCCAGGGCCTTCTACCAACACGTAATGCACAAAATAATTGCGCCGATTCTTCAGTTTGTCGTTTTCACGCCAATTTCGGCGAATTCCAACCACCTGCAACGTGTCTTCTGCCAGCGTCACAACGTACGGAAGCTTAATTCCCGTCGGTTCCCCCTCTGAATTGCAGTCCTCAAAGCCAGGAATGTCCAAATCCACCATCATTTCTAGCAAGAAAATCTCGCCAACATCGTCAGTGGGCTGCACTCCCACCGCTTTGTCGATTGCTTGCTGAATTTGACTCGGATCAGCAGGGGTCGTCGAGCTCTCCACGTTGACATCCAAGTACTCCCCGGCCACAACACGCTTGCGATAGTCGTTGGAATCCATCGCAATACGGTGCGTGATCCGTGAGCACTGGCTCATGACGCTCGAACCGTTGTACGGAATAAACACATCGTCAGCCAAACACAGCTTTGAGACCATCCGACCGAGCTGATAGTCGTAATAAACCTTCTTGAAGGTCGAACCGCCGTAGCCGGTGTAGAAAAGCAACTGATCAAACTCCGGCGTGTACTCCTCCATCACCGTCGTAATCTGGTAGTTCATGAAGTCCTGCACGCGCGCAGCCTGCTGGTACTTCTCAACCGTTTCTTTTCCAACAATTTGACTGCGAACGGGGCCCCCAGCAGGCAACAACTCTTTGAATGCCTGCGCTTGGAACTGCACAATCGCCTCTGTGAGCATTGGATGCGCCACCCCGGACGCGCCACGGAAGGGCTTGGTACGCTCTTCAAGCTTCAGGCCCAGCAAATCCAGGCCCTTCGCGTACATTTGCTCCCAGTCCGAGCGCGAAGACTTGTCTGCCTCAAAAAGCGCAGACACATTGATCGCTACCCGGCTCAACTCCTCAGGCTCAATGACCTCCGCAAGATTGGCGTAGAAGTCCACCTCATCGTTAGCATCCGCGCCAATCTCAACCGTGGCACCTCCGTCCTCGTCGATCTGGATTTCAATCTCCATATCGGGCTCAGACGCCCCTGTAACAATCTCCAAAACTGGAGCCTGGTTGAGTGCTTTGTCGATTGGCATTTATTTTCCTTGTTGGCTAAGTCTGATTTTTAGCGCCTGCATCATAGGCGTTAAAAAGGAGTCGTATTCGGTGATTCCAACAGGCTTTATGACCTTTGTTAAAAAATCGTACACGGGTTGATCATAATCAACCGCTGCCTGATTTCCTGTTAGTTTGCCATTACCCCTAAGCTGAGTCACCACAGGCATGTCCTCTGCATCCATCCGGACCTCAAGGGTGGTCACCGGGCGGTTACGGTTATCGCGCAGAGTATAGACCTGGTATTTGCCTTCCTCAAACATGCGGTTCTTTGACGGCCCATACTCACCACCCTTGGCATAGCCTCCAACAGAATGTCCTACCCATGCGCCTTCTGCCACTGTGGCTTCCGGATCAGTAATACGCTTCCAGGCATAACCGGCATGAGGCATTCCCTCTGGAACCTGGTATAAAGGAGCGCTAACACCGTCCTCAAAAAACTTGTTGTTTACCCGTTTTCCATCGCGGATGTTTTTACGCAAAAGGTCTCGTTCAAAATTCTTTTGGCCTACCTTCGCTCCACCTTTGACAGCGTCCTCAAAACGAATCTTCCCAATCTCACGAGCTGACAAACCCGCTAAATATTCATTGATATTGTTGTAATCAAACAAGCCTTTTAGCTCTTTTGCAGGAGAAGATGCATAAATAACCTCCCCTTTATCAATAGCCGTTATGTACTTTTGAGGCATTGTGAGGCCTTCAGGCATTTCTCCGGACTTGGCCAAATTATAAAAATGCAATAAATCTTTTGCGCCATAGGGGCCAATAAGAGCACCAGGTTCTTTGAGGCTCGGCATAGCCAAAGTGGTATTAACATTGGCCATGTCAATAGGTGTGCCTTGGCCTAGCATCTTGTCCACTTCCGCGTCGGCCACGTCTTGAGCTACTTGTTTTCCTTTTGTGGTTAAGGAAT